CGCTATGCGATGCCCCCGAAGCGATAGCCGCCCCGCCGATGGTCGCAACCGCGCCAATTGCCGCCGCAATACCCATTATGCAGCCTCCGCCAGTGCAAGCCGAAACACTTCGCCATGCGGACGGGCACCGAGCCGCTTGTAGATCGTGCTGATCCGGGGGCCGTCGCCGCGCTGGCCAGCCTCAAAGAACACTTCGTCAACGCCGCGCTCTTTCAACGCCGCAAGTGACGCGCGCTGAATCTTCATGCCCAGCCCCGGAAAGCTGGGATCGGCATAGAACGTGGTATTGGAAGCCGTGGTTACGCTCTCGCTGGTGAGCGACGGCGAAATGAGCGTCATCAGGTAGCCAAACAGTCGCCCATTCGAACGCGCCGTCACGATCTGCATCATGCCGAGGTTATCGAGTTTGCGCATAAGCGGGATGTTCTTGCGCGCCCAATCCCCTGGCGCTTCACCGACCAAAACCAGATGATCGTCAAAACACTTGCGCGCGTCCTTCAACCACACATCAAACGGTTCAATCTGAAGCGTAACGCCTTCGGGTTCGGCAACCGGATCGCGCGTCATAGCGGCAAGGGTTTGATGCTTGGCAACCGCCGCCAGCTTAGTCAGCGCGGGGCGATAGGCTTCGGCGTACCGAACCAATGCCCGCATGTCGCACTGCACGTTGACACCATCCAGCACGGCCCAGTGGGCATGATCATGAGGTAGGCCAAGGCAATGCTCAAACACCGCCGCACATGTTGCTTCGGTCGCCAAATCCTTGAACGTGACAGACAAGCAGTCGGTGCGCGCTTCGATCTGGTCGAGCTTGCGGTCCAGCTTGGTCATCTCGCGCGTGAGAACATCGCGGTTGAACACGCAACCAGGCAGGCGCATAAGGCTTTCAACCACCTCGCCAACCGGGCGGCGAACAACCACGATCCGCGCATTCGGTGCAAACTGATCAATCAGCCGCCACCACGGCGCGGCCATCGTTTCAGCACTGCCGATGCAAGGCTGCGCAAACCATGCCCGCACATCGTCCAAGCTGCGCGCGTGCCGCAGTTCTTCATGACCGCAGACATAGTCGCCATAGGTCAGAAACCGCGACAGCCAAGCTGTGCGGGATCGAGGAAGGCCCATAACGATAAAGGGAGTTGCCGACACCAAGAAGCCTCGCTTCAGTGGTCCGGCGCAACCGCTAACAGCCGATGCCGCGACAATGCCGCGTGAATTTTTAATATCAAGCCAAGTTACCGTTGGCCTTCATATCCGTGATTAGAGCAGCAAGTGTGCGCGATACGTCTTGAAGCGCCGCTTCGACCGCTTGCATTCGCGTTGCCATCGCCGTTTGCTCTGCCTGCACATAGACCAAGCTGTAAGTCAACAGCGTGCCCGCCGTGTAGCTCGCAAAAGCTGTGCGCTGCAAAGTTCCTGTAGGTGCCCCGTAAGTGCCTGCTTTGACCGCCGTGAACGCGCCTGTGGTGCTGTTGTAGGCAATGCCCGATGATGCCGTCAGGGCGAACGTGCTAACCCCCGTAGCGCGCCCCTTGGCGTCCACCGTGATCGTGACAAAGCCCGCCGCGTTGCCGTAGGTGCCGGGGGTCACGGTCGTGTTCGCAAGGCCTAGCGTATAAGCCCCATTTGCCCCGCCATCGGTGCCGGTCAAATCACCTGAAACCGGCGTAAATACCCGTTCCGACCCGACATTCGGATCAAGCGCCAACGTGAGAAACTGCGCACTAGCCAAGGCGCCGTAAATGCTCGTCACATCGCCTTGCAGGCCCTCAAATGCTTTAATCGCGCGCGGCGACGGCAGAAACGCCGATAACTGATCGCGCGGCATGGTTTTGGTTTGCAGCGGGTTCATGCCGCCAGTTGCTCAATCTCGGCTTCCAACCGCGTAAAGCTGGAATGGTTGTTTCCGGTGCCTCGAAACTTGAACGAGATGAAGCTCGCAAAGCGCCGATTAGGCCACCAAACAAGGCGCTTGGCACGCTCCCCGGCTTTGCCCGAGGAAATAGCCATCTCAACGCCCCACAACTCGCCATCAATGGATGACGACAGGAAAATCTTGTTGTCGCTGGTTGAAGTGCCGCGCCCCGTAAGTCCGACAAGCTCCAGACGATGAACAATCCCGCCTTTGCTGGCATTGTAGATAAAATCGGTCTGGAATTGCCAGCCCTGATCCACACCCCACCGCGTCATCACGTCTTCGGTCAAGTAGCCGATCTGCCCAGTAGGCGAACCCACAACCCATTTGCCATAGCAAGGCACCATGTTCCGTGCGCTGTAAGGCTGGTCAATGGTCACGCCGTCTCGCAGCGTAATCCACACCGCTTGACCCGCCGCAATCGATGCCTGGTTCATGTAAACCAAAGTTTGATCTGGCAAATGAACGTACAGTCGCTGCTCGTTCTGTTCGTTGCGCTGTTCCATCGTGATGGCGGCAATCTGCGCAGGGGTGAGCGCGGCAAGCAGCTTGTCAACTTCCTGTGTCGAAATAGACAGAGCCTGTCCTGCACCGGCAATGAACACGGTCGGCTGCTCGCGCCGCCCACATCCGACGAATGCAAAGCTCTCGTTGAAATAGCACCATGTCTTACGGCCAGCGATGCCGCGCGGAATCATGCCGCCGGGGTTGTTGGTGAACGGGAATCCTGCGCCGCCGATGTCCTGAAAGTTCTGGATCGTGTATTGGCCCAGAGCGTAAACTTCATTGCGGACTTTGCAGATGGCCTGAATTGGGTCTGGGTCAGTTTCCGCCGATCCATATTTAAGCGGATCAATCGCGGTCGGGTCTGCCAGTTCCGTGATGACCAGATAAGTGCCGTCCGTCATCATGAACCGGCCATCAATGAACATCACATCGAACACTTTGCCCAAGTCCACATCGGTTACTTGGGTCAAGATGCCCGCTGCGCTCAGATAAAACATGTTGAGGTTGGACGTGATGGCGAGCCGGTCAAATGAATAATCCATTGATACCGGCAGGCCATCATTTCCGACATCGCCATACGTGGTCACGTTTCCATCACTGGCGACCGAAAGCAGGGTCGAACCCATCACCCGGTAACAAGTGCCATTCCAGTTGATCGCGCCGCGATCTGGACCGTATCCGCTGGCCCACTGCACAATGCCGGGGATCGTCCCGAGGTAACCCCGAGACACGCCATTGTCGCCAATAACAGGCTCCTTGTTGATCGGCATTGCACCACGCCAATCGGCGCTTTCGTCCGTATAGGTGCCGCTCAAAATGGAAATAGCGGTCATGATGCCGTGACCGTCAACACCGTATCATAAGGGCTGTTTGTAGCACCGGGGAAGGTCTGGCGGATCGTAAGGCTATACGTGCCCGCAGGAAGTGCTGCCGCCTCTAGGAGCGTGCCCTGAAGCGTAAACAGGCCCGATGCATCAGATGCGATGGTCATTTGCGCCTGCGACACTGCGGTATTCACCGTGGTTGCATAATTGCCAGCAGCGAGCGCGGACGCATTCGACAGCGTAAGATCGGAAAGCGTGACATTATCGGCCCAGCTATCCGTTTCAAACGGAAACCAGATATTCCAAGGCTTCCAGCCAATGCCGGTCGCCGTGGTCTTGGGCAGCTTCATCTCGGGGATCGTGGCAGTCTGGGCAAACAGGAAGGATTTACCCTCCGCCATAGCTTTGCGTGTCTCGGCAGAGATGGACTTGCCGATGCCAGGAGCAACGCGAAACGCCACCCACATGGCGACGGTATCAATCGCGGAATCGGGAATGCCGATTTGATCCGTAGGCAAGCCGCCGCCGAACGTTGCGGGGAAGTTGTAATTCAGGTTGCAGCCCTGCGCCTGCCATTGTGCCATGAGCGCATCAGCTTTGCGCAGCACCGACAGTTCCTCATTCGGCGTGCGGTCAAAGTCGTACCCGGCGCGGCCAAGCTCTTCAAACACTAGGTCAATAAGCTGGGATTTGGTCGCCGTAGATGGGTAGGGATTCAGAGCCCCGCCAGTTGGGGTCTGATACACGACATTCAGATTGGACGTACCGGACGATGCCGGTACGGTCACAACAATTGTCACGTCACGTAGCCTTGCATGTTCACATAGACGTTGCCGGTGGTGACGCCAGAGAACACCACGTTAAGCGCGGTCGTGAGGCTTGCCTTGATCGGTGGGTCAAAATTGAGCGTGTAGCCGCCAGCGTCGGTTGAGGGGGTTTGCAACTGACCCTGCCAGATGGTGGTGGAGCCGTCCTGAATGATAAACGTCACCGCCGCGCCCAGAACGGCATGGCTGATCTGCACCGATTTGCAGTAATTGCGCGTGATGCCAGTACCCGCTGCAACGATCTGCGTCGGCGTGGTT